TGTACGGAATAAACGACAAGGAGAAGAAGGAGATGCAGATTGGATTCTGCGGAGAGAATTTGCCGTTGGAAGCCTGGGTCAAGATTGAAAAATGAAGATTGCGCTTTCATGGTTGCTCTATCACATCGGAGACATTCTTAACCATAACGTATTGCGTTATGGCTACGGTTATTCGCTGTATAATAAAATAATGCTTTTAAGCAGCGATCTAGACGATAAGGGAGTGATATGGAAGGACGTTAAATGAAGAAAGCATTGGTCACGCAAGCATTCGGAGACAAGTGGCACAAGGTGCTGGAGCTAACCAAGCCGCGCATGGAATCTTACTGCCAACGGCACAATATTGATCTTATTACTTTTGAGAAGCCGCTGGTCGAGCCGGTGCAGTACAGCAAGCTGGCCATAGGAAACATCATCGCAACCAAAGGATACGAGCAGGTTACGTTTCTGGATTGTGACGTTCTGGTGGCAGAAGATTGCGATGACATTGGTGCATTGCTAGAACCAGACTGCACCTTCATGGCATTTGATGAGGGGTCGTATTTAGACCGCAAGCCTGGGTTGCGAGGGTTGGCTGATGCCTTTGGATTCGTCCCAGGATGGCAGCCTAGCTTCTACTATAACACAGGCGTATTCGTCATCACACCCAAGGCTGTAGGAGCACTATCCCAGCCGCCTATCGGCCTATTCCCAAACCATTTCGCAGAGCAGACTTGGATGAATCTACAACTACACCTATGGTCCACGGCCACATGCACCATAGATCCGATCTATAACTGCATGACTAGCGTGGAAGAACACTTTGGGTTGGATCGCTATAAGGATGCCAACATCATCCATTACGCAGGGCAATCAAATGATATGGTTCAGTTATTGACCAGCATCCAATATGACGATTCCAAACTGAAGGGATTAGGTCGATGACCTCAGTGCGAGTCCAGCGGGAGGAAGGCAAGTGGCGCGTGACCACGATGGCCGGAAACCCGATTGGACCGCGCTTGTGGGGTGCTGTGCCTCCGAATGGGTTGCCATCCATCGATGATTTGTTTGAGGATAAAGCCAAGGCGCAGGATGCAGCCGATCTTTGGAATGCCTACGCCTTGTGGTGTCGAGAACGCAGCGGGAAGCGTAAGCGCAGATGATCTCAGCACAATTCACCAGAGGAGATGAAGATGACAGAATCAAACAACTTGCAGGAGAAGTCGCAATCAGAGCCATGCAGGACATCAAGCTTCTACAGCGCAGAGGTGTGCTGGATGGACTCAGGCTCACCAAGAACCGCATTGGTAAACTTTCGGATTGCAACTGCTATCGGGACGTTAAGGAAGTCAGGTCACTTGTCCGCGATGTCAAGAATGGGACTGTCCTATTCTGGTGCAAGGTCGCCGGAGTCAGGATTGACCAGGCCACACTGAATAGGGTCATTAAAAGAGGCGTAGGAAATGTTAACTGAATGGCTTAAATTTTCTATTGACGTTCTGGCGTATATAGGGATTGTATCACTGCTATGCGGAGTCGTAACAGCAATCATAGCATTTGCCGGAATGATTCTTTTCTTACTATTGGAAAATTTGATAAAATGAATATGCACAAACTTGGAAAGATCCAAATTACTGGAGAACGCAAAGTTCAGATGGTTGAACTGGATATTGATGTTGACGAGGAGACAAAGAATATAGTTTGTCATGCAGCCTTGCGCGAGATAACAAGCGATGGAGATGCGTTGTTTAGCTATGGATTTAACCAAGCATTAAAAAGGCTTATTGAAACTGAAGGAAAGAAATGCACAAAGAAAAGTTCAAGCAAAAAACGCTCACGGCGGTAACAGTTCCAAAAGTATTAACCTCCTCGCAATGCGAGATGGTTATTCACGATGCCACAAAGATTGGAATGAAACGCGCTCCGGTGCTGGGTAAGGATGGGCGCAATGTAAGAAGCTGGAATCGGACTTGTGATTCGTGTTGGGTTCCAAAGGCGGGTCTGTTTGATTGGCTCTATAACTATGTGGCCGCCGTCACAGACGAAGTCAACAACGAGCATTATCAGTTTGACATTACCGACATGCAGCAGTTGCAGGTCTTGCGCTACCGACCAGGTCAATGGTTCCGGTGGCACTTTGATGCAATCGAGACTGAGGGTGACATACGGAAGATGACAATGGTGATCAACCTATCCAAGCCAAGCGACTACTTTCTTGGAGGTTTACAGGTGGACGGCAACTGGCACAACGTAAACCAAGCAGGCGATCAGGGTGCAGCCACTTTCTTCCCATCTTGGATGAAGCACTGCGCTAAGGCTCCGATCTATGGAACGCGCTGGGTGCTGGTAGCTTGGATTACAGGACCGCAATGGCGATGAACGATTGGTTGGTTTATTCGACATGGCTTGTGATATTGGCCGTGGTGTACACGTCCTACGGAAATCACAAATGATCCAGCTTAACCCAGAGCTTTGGATGATGACTCCGAAGGGAGAGGGTTTGGCATTCTTGGTTACTGATTACGGAATGGATCATAACAAAATATTTACAATCATGCTTAACTCTGGTGAGATTTTGGATTTTGATATTAAGGATTGCCGCCGGTGCGAGAACCCATCTTTTTGTATTGACGCTCCAAACCAACCGAGGCCACACTATGCCCAAGCAAAATGAACCAGACACAACCAAAGACGTTTTTATTGATGGTCGCAAGGTCGGAGGCGGGAACTGGATCGTGTGCATGGATGCAACTCCAGAAACTTCGGCAGTCTATTATTGGCTCAATGGATACACTTACTGCTCATTCTTATCCGAGGTCAAATGTATTACGAGGAAATAGACAGGCGGCACATCAAGGCACTGGAAAACATTCTGGCAGAGGGCAAGTGCGAGCCAGGAAGGTTGATTGGAGAGGATGCTGGACATCTGGCCTACATTATGAACCAAATGCTTTATGACAAATTTCATGGACACGGCTGGGAGTTGGATCTTCTAACCGGTAGATTCGTGAGAAAAACAGGAGAATAGTATATGCTCGGAAAAGACATTGGAAAGAACATCAAGGAACTACGCGCAGATAACATGAAGAAGGGCAAGGCTCGCGGTGCTGGCGGTACGCCTCGCAGCGAGAAGCAGATCCTGGCTATCGCACTTCGCTCTGCTGGTGTAAAGCCAAAGGCCGGTGGACGCAAGTTTCGGATGCGAGGATAATGATCGTTTCGGAGACGCAACGCCTCTCGTGGCAACGTGACATTCTTAACGAGGCCAGAAGACTTCTGGTTAAATTAAGGCGTGACGTTGGCCACGGTCAGGCCATAGAAATAAACAACATCATCGCGCAGATTGATTCTGCGATGGTGATTGCATGGGAACTTATTGGAAAAGGAGAAAAGAAAGATGCACACGCTGGAACAAATTAACCCGATTCACATACTGACAGCCAGGGTCAACGGGCTTGAGGCGGCAACTCGAAAGCTTGAGGCCGAGAAGCACGAGTTGCACAAGAAGATGGCGATGGTCATGGCCATTAAGCAAATCAAGGAAGGCAAGGAGTTGAAGATAACCGATGCTGTAAAATATAAGGGAAATTCTCCAGAATCCGTAGAAAAACGGTACAGAATTTGGCAGGTGCTTTACGAGAATGGATATACAGTTTCCTCGATCTCTCGCGCATGGAATGTTGACAGGAAGCTTGTTCAATACGCGCACAATAACGGGTGGCGGTCAAGGTATATGGCGAAATGAATGAAAAAACACACCTCGACTTATTCAGCGGGATCGGTGGATTTGCCTTGGCCGCAAAGTGGAACGGATATAGAACAGTCGGCTTCTGTGACAATGAACCCTACGCCCAAGCGGTCCTCAAGAAGCACTGGCCGGAAGTCCCATGCCACAAAGACATCCGAGAAGTACGAGGCGAGCTATATTCAGGATGCACTCTTCTCACAGGAGGGTTTCCGTGCCAGCCATTTTCCGTTGCCGGGAAGCAGCGAGGCAAGGACGACAACCGTTATCTCTGGCCGGAAATGCTCCGAGTCATACGCGAGGCAAGGCCAGCTTGGATCATTGGTGAAAATGTTGCTGGAATCGTCAACCTGGCACTCGACACGGTGTGTGCTGACTTGGAAGCGGAAGGTTACCAAGTCGAACCGGTCATTATTCCAGCTTGCTCCGTCGATGCCCCGCACAGAAGGGACAGGGTGTGGATCATCGCACGCAATGTGGGCGACGCCAAATCTGATGGACTCGCTTCCAGCAAGGAGCGCGGAGGATTGCTCGACAAATCAAAAGAACAGAGAGGGAATGTTGAGGAGCGGGAATTTGAGGGAGCAGGTGGTTCATCCGAAAATGTGGCCTACCCCAACCGTGGACAACTCTGCCAACGTGAACCCAAAGGACAATCGGTTCAGATGTCTGGTGAGGGCGGTGAACGATTCGGTGATGTGGCCGACACCATCAGCCAACGACGATGCGGCGGGAACACCGAAGGGGAATATGCAGAAAATGCTGGGCAATCATCCAGCCATCCGAGGAACAACGCCGGAGGAATGGCGGCGTGGCTCCCTGAACCCAACGTGGGTCGCGTGGCTCATGGGGTACCCAACCGAGTGGCTAAACTGCGTGGACTCGGAAATGCCATCGTCCCGCAAGTTGCGTCAGAAATCATCAGATGCATCAACAAAGTAATGGAGAATAACCAATGAAACTCTGGACCAATAACACCAACTCAATCCACAAGGTTGACGATAACCTGCTGCACATCCGCAACACCTATGTGTTACCGGACGAACTAACCGGACCAATCTGGGACGATTCCATCCCTTGCCCACACAAGATTAAGCCTTACTACCCAGGCCGCGCCACCGGCGGAGCTACGGCTGTCTACCGCGCTGGAGCAATCGGGGATGCGGTTATAGCAACCGCCTTCGTGCATTACTTAGTCCAAGAATCGGGCGGAGTAGTGGATGTCTACGCACCAGCACGCAATCTTCCGCTCTACGCTGGTCTTGGCGCAAAGCTTTACCCGCTGCCATGCACACTGGAGGCTTGGGATAGCTACGATGCCCACCTTCCAACGGACGACCTATTCAGCGGTCAGGTTGGGAATACAAAGTTGGGAACCGGAGGTGGCAACTGTTATGACCGCATTTACACCTGGATGAATGCCGGTGACGTAGATCCCAAGTACAAGCGTCCGCACTTGTACCTCATCGACCCCGACCACAACGAACTTAAGGAGCTAGGCAAGTGGCCGCTACCCAAGCAGTTCTTCGCCTATCATGTCAGTAGTTCTGGCCCAACCCGCACCTACCCACCAGCGATGGGGCAGGAAGCGGTGCTGGCATTGCTTGAGGCGCACCCCAACCATCACGCTGTAATCATTGGATTGGACAACAGCAACAACTTCAAAGTAGATCATCCAAGGGTGATCGACCTATTCAACACGACCAAGGCTATCCGCTCGCTGTTCCCAGTGATAGCCAACGCTGACTTCGTGGTGGCACCGGACAGCAGCGTCAACCATATCGCAGCTGGATTGGACACGGCTTGCGTGTCGCTGTGGGGGAGTTACGACCCGCAGGACCGCATGACCTACTATCCAAAGAACGTATCAGTGTTCAAGCCGGACACCTGCCCACACGCGCCGTGTCGCCCACATGCGGGCTTGCCGCAGGCGAAGTGCAAGGATGCGAGTAACAAGACACCGAAGACGCAGATGTGGTGTAACGCGCTGCGTCATATCACGGCGCAGGATATTGTTGAGGCATCCATGAAGGCACTGGAGTTGGAGGATAAGAGCCAAGAAACCAAATAACTAACCGGCGATGTGGTATGCAGGGAGATCCTGCATCGGGATTTCCTCTAGTGTGTTCTCCTCTTGAATCAGAGCCGGTTTGAGTTTTATTATGAAAACCCCATGTATTGTTGCTTTTGGAGGAGGAACCAACTCTGCGGCCATGCTTATTGAAATGCAAAAAAGGGAAGTTATCCCAGACCTTATTTTGTTTGCCGACACAGGCGGAGAACTTCCAGAAACATACGAATTTGTGAATGAGTTTTCAAAATGGCTAGAATTCCACAAGATGCCCAAGATCGAATGGGTAAAGTATAAAAAGGAAACGCTCGAGGAAAATTGTCAGCGAATGAAAATGTTGCCGAGCTTGGCCTATGGATTCAAAACCTGTTCTCAAAAATACAAGATTCAACCACAAGACAAGTTCTGCAATAACTGGAACCCAGCCAAAGAATGCTGGCAGGGGGGGGGGCAGGTATTAAAATTGATTGGTTATGATGCGGGGGAATCCCATCGAGTTAAATTTTATGATGATAAAAAATATATATATGAATACCCTCTTGTTCGGTGGGGATGGATTCGTGCAAAGTGCGTTGAGGTTGTCCGTGAGGCCGGATTTAAACCAGCCAAATCATCGTGCTTCTTTTGCCCAGCCATGAAAAAACACGAAGTGCTTAATCTTGCCAAAAATCACCCACAACTTGCGGAAAGAGCAATTCAAATGGAAAAGAATGCAAATCTTACTTCGGTTGTTGGTCTTGGAAGGAATTGGAAGTGGGAGGATCTTATTAGGTCGGATGCCAATCAAATGAAGCTATTTGAGGACCTGCCAGACGAAGTGCCTTGCGGGTGTTATGACGGATGACCGACAACCAACGCAAGGCTGAAGAGATCGTGGGGTCAGTGGATTGGCAGTCAGCAAATCACGGCCTATGCAAATGCCCAGGAGAGGCGACCCACACCAGTCACACTAGGTTGCGAGATACCACGGTATTCATTGACGGCGTACCTACAATCTTCTGCTGGCACACCTCATGCGTGGCTTACAGGGAAGAGGCCAACCGCAAACTACGCCGTGCCATTTTAAAGGACTTTGCCTTCACTGCTCCGATGTCAGGCAGCACATCCGTACCAACGACCTTGGTAATCCAGAAAGATCCAGAATCCGATATCCTTGACCGCATCAAAACCATCGCTGAATCAAATAAGAAGCGGTACCTGAATCATTACGCTTGGGACCCAGCGGACATGGCTGAGGAGAGTCCGGTGCGTCTGGAGACCCCAAAGGAGCAATACAAGGCATTCTTGTCGCTGTTTAATGATTCCGACAATCTGTGGATTGGTAACATCACTGACAGCGGAAGGCACCCGCAGAACTTCCGGCTTGCGGAAGAATGGAAGAGGTTGGAAGAACCCATTGGTCAATTCACCACCGGAGCCGTGTTCAAGCCAGCAACTATTAGCCGATCTAATGATACTGTTGATGTGCGCTTATACCTAGTTGTCGAGTCAGACACGCTGACCAAACCGCAGATGGGTGCGGTGTTCCAGCTTATGCGCGACTTGTTCCGCATGAAGATGTTTGCCGTGGTCGACACGGCGGGGAAGAGTTTGCATGGTTGGTTTGAAATGCCACCAAAGAAAGAATGGTTGGAACAATTAAAAGCTTTCCTTGTTCCACTTGGGTGCGATCCTGCAACTTTCAAGCCTAGCCAACCGGTTAGGATTCCAGGTGCCAAAAGAAACGAACGCATGCAGAGCCTTCTATGGTTCTGCAAGGAGGGTAAATGAGCTTTGAAAAAGGTAACAGCAAAGACGGTAAACATTATTGGCTTACACCACCAGAAATGTACAAACAGCTTGACGATGAGTTTGCATTTACATTTGATCCTTGCCCATATCCAAAGCCAGATAACTTTGATGGCCTTGACGCTGAGTGGGGTGAATCAAATTATGTGAATCCTCCATTTGGAGTTGTCCTTCACAAAGGAAAGAAGAAGGGTGCTACTGCTTGGGCTAGGAAATGTATTGAGGAGAGCAAGAAGGGGAAGAAAGTTGTTATGGTATATCCAATTGATAAGTGGGTTTTAATGTTGCTTGAAGCTGGTGCAAAAGTTAGGAATTTGAAGGATGTTAAATGGATTGCAACTGAAGACGGATCTGTTGGTCCTGGCACTGGAAGGCATATCGCTTGTTTTATTCTTGATGGAGAAAACAAATGATAGAGCCAGCGATAAGTTTGGGGGTTAAGCAACCAGTTGACCAATGGCCGCCGATCAAGTCATACGCTGACTTGATGCGTGAACCACTACAGGAGCCACAGGTTTTAATTGAAGGCATACTGCATAGAGGTGGGAAGCTGCTTTTGGGCGGAGGAAGCAAGTCATTCAAGAGTTGGGCTTTGATTGACCTAGCATTATCCATTTACTCAGGCACTCAGTGGTGGGGTCAACAGTGCCACAAGGCCAAGGTGCTATTCATTAACTTTGAGATTCAGGAGTGGAGTTTCCGCAACCGCCTAGCCGATGTGGTCAAGGCCAAAGGGCTAACCGATGAGCAGGTTAAGGATTTTGACGTTTGGACGCTCAGGGGCCACGCTGCCGACTTTATCCTTATCCGACCCCTTATAGAGAAACATATCGACGGGAAAGGGTATCAGGCGATCATTTTAGACCCAAATTACATGCTGATGGGGGAAAAGGATGAGAACAACGCCGGGGACATGGCAAGCCTAATGAACGAGTTTGAGGCACTGGCGGTGCGTCATAACCTTTCAGTTATACTGAGCCATCACTTCAGCAAGGGTAACAAGTCAGGCGCAGAGTCGATTGACCGCTTCTCAGGCTCCGGTGTATTTGCCCGTAACCCAGACACCCTGGTAGTACTGACCGCCCATGAAGAGGATGAACGCAGCTTCAGTTGCGAGATTACACTAAGAAACTTCCCGCCAGTAGATAGTTTCGTAATTCAGTGGCATTACCCCATATTCAAGGCAAACTACGCACTGAACCCCGACAAACTGAAGCGTCAGAACACGAACAAATCCATTGATGATAAACGCCTTTTGACTGAAATGGGTAGCAAGGATTGGGTTGCCAACCAGCTTGTGAAGCACCTTGCAGAGAAGCTTTCAGTCAGTGAACGCACCTGCTACAAGTACATTGAAAGACTGACCAAGGCTGGAAAGATACT